GAGTTACTAGACAGATTCGTTTAAAGAAATCTGGTTCTACAATCACAATGATGACTGCTAACCCTCGAGCAAAGATTGAATCTAAGTCTTTCCATCTCATTGTTATTGATGAGTGTCAAGAAGCAGATGACTTTGTTGTATCTAAATCTATTGCTCCTATGCTTGCGTACTACTCAGGAACAATGGTTAAAACAGGAACTCCTACAACAAGTAAAAATAATTTTTATCGTGCTATTCAACTAAACCGCAGACGTCAAACAGGACGTGGTGCAAGACAAAACCATTATCAATGGGATTGGAAAGAAGTACAAAAGTACAACGATAATTACGGAAAATTTATTAGAAAAGAAATGCTTCGCATTGGTGAAGAGTCTGATGAATTTCAAATGTCATACTGCTGTAAATGGTTGCTTGAACGAGGCATGTTTGTTACTTCAGGTGTTATGGATAACCTTGGAGATACTTCACAAGAAATTGTTAAGTCTTGGCATAAAACTCCTTGCGTTGTTGGAATTGACCCTGCTCGTAAAACTGACAGCACAGTTGTAACTGTTGTGTGGGTTGACTGGGATAGACCAGATGAATTTGGGTATTACGACCATCGTGTCCTTAACTGGTTAGAGATACAAGGTGATGACTGGGAAGAACAGTATTACCAAATAGTAAACTTTTTAGAAAACTATGACGTACTTGCAGTTGGAGTTGACGCTAACGGTGTTGGCGATGCTGTAGCCCAAAGATTAAAACTTCTTTTGCCCAGAGCAGAAGTTGCGGCACTAACATCTAGCCCATCAGAACAATCAAAACGATGGAAACACTTAAAAGCATTAATTGACCGACAAATGATTTCTTGGCCTGCTCATGCAAAAACTCGTCGTCTTCGTACCTGGAAACGCTTTTACCAACAAATGGTTGATGCTGAAGTTCAGTACAAAGGACCTAACTTCTTGGTGGCAGCCCCTGATGAAACTTACGCCCATGACGATTTTGTGGATTCTTTATCAATTGCCTGCTCTTTAACAGAGTCTTTGGTTATGCCAGAAGTTGTTGCTTCTTCAAATCCTTTTTTTAGTTAAGCCACACAAACCTTTAAAAAGGCGAGAAACTTTCTCTTGGAATGGCCAATTCCTAAACCCTTAAGGAGTAAAAATGACAATTTCACCAAACCCTCAGTTTCCTGAGCGTGCACCACAGGTGTATGAGCGCAAAGGCGCAGACAACGTAACACGTCGTGGTCCACTTCGTTTTGAAGAAGGTATCGCAACTGATACTGACGTTCCAAACGATTTTCAAAAAGGCATGATGCAGGGAATGATTCCTGCAGCAGGTCGCCCAAACCGTAACGCAAACGTATTTGAAAAGCCAGCAGCAGAAACACTATCTGAGCGTGCTCACGTAGGTTCAGCAGCATGGATTGAAGCACCAACAATGCTTGGTGAGTTTGCACACGGAACTTACAACGACTACTCAGCAGCAAAGATTGAGACAAAGGTCGTATCAGGCGGACGTCAACAGCGTCAGTCTGCAACAGTCGTAAACGACTAATTTAGCAGGACAAGATATAGCCCCCACATTAGTGTGGGGGCTGTACAAAATTTTCGAGGAGTATTAATGGCAACCAAACCAGCCAATCCAAAACTGTGGGCAACTATTGTCGCCATGGCAAAAGCAAAATACTCTAACTATCCAAATCCTGGTGCATCAAACTGGGTACATAAGCGTTACGTGCAAGCAGGTGGACAATTTATTGACACCACTGAAGCAGACCGTCGTAAAAAGATGGCGCAGAAAAAACACGAAAGCAAAGAAGAGAAAAAACGTCTTACTAAAAAAGAAGAAAAGAAATCTTCAAAAAAAGATAAAGGCAATAAGTAATGTCATTTTTGGACTTTAGTCCTCCGTCCTATAGAGCGGCTTCATCAGACTTAACTATCTCCATTTCACCACTTGGTTTAGTGGAACTTGCTGATGAAGAATTTGAAGTTCATGGTCCTCGCTTAAATCGTTATTCACTTAACTGGGCGATGTATCTTGGACATCATTGGGGTTATCGTCGTGAATCTGGAGAAATGCAATTAACGGTTAATTATTACCGTGCATTCAACGATTATCTTTCTAGATTTACTTTTGGTAAAGGTGTTCACTTCCGTTCTCCTAAAGCAACAGAAGCAATTATTCCAGACCGTTTAGAACGCATTTGGGAAGTAGATAACGACAAAATGCGTGTTCTACTTGAAATGGGACAACAGGGCGGAATTACAGGAGATTGCTTTGTAAAGGTTGCTTATGAAGAACCTTGGACAGATGGTGCTGGAGTATTTCACCCAGGTCGTGTTCGTATTCTTCCTATGAACTCTTCTTTCTGTTTTCCAGAGTTTCACCCACATGATCGAACACGTTTGATTCGTTTTAAGCAGAAGTATCGTTTCTGGGGAACATCGCTTGAAGGAACTCGTCAAGTATTTACTTATACAGAAATTCTTACTGATGAGCGTATTGAAGAATACATCAACGATGAGCTTATTGATTCACGTCCAAACCCAATTGGGGTAGTTCCAATCGTACACATTCCAAATGTACGAGTTTCAGGTTCTCCATGGGGACTTTCTGATTGTCACGATCTTATTGTTCTAAATCGTACTTATAACGAAGTAGCAACAGATATAGCAGACATCATTAACTACCATGCCGCACCAGTTACAGTTATTACAGGTGCGAAGGCATCTTCCCTTGAAAAGGGACCTAAGAAGGTCTGGGGAGGTCTCCCTAAGGATGCCCAAGTATTTAATCTAGAAGGTGGGGGTTCTGGACTAGAAGGTGCTATGAAGTACCTTGAAACAATCAAACGCTCTATGCATGAAATGATTGGTATTCCAGAAACTGCTCTTGGACAAATTCAACCTATTTCAAATACATCAGGAACTGCACTATCTATCCAGTTCCAACCTTTGATGAATCGATACCAACAAAAAGTAATTCAATATGGAGAAGGATTACGTAGAATTAATGAGCTAGTTATGCTCACAATTGCTCTTAAAGAGCCTGAACTTCTAAACTATAACCCAGACTTTAATGGTCCAATCCGTGGAGATCAATACCTTCAGTTGGATCCAAACGACCCACAGACTTTCCAATCTTTGGTTCATTTCCCACAACCATTGCCGTTGGACAAGCTTGTTGCCCTCAACGAAATTCAGAGCAAGATGCAGCTTAATCTTGAAAGCCGCAAGGGTGCTCTTCGAATCCTGGGTGAAGAATTCCCAGATGAAAAGCTTGAGGAAATTCGTACCGAGCTTATTGAAGACGCTAAATCAGACGGAGCCCTTAACTTGCTCAAGTCTCAGATCAACTCAGCTATTGCCTCTCTCACAGGAATCATCCCAGAAGGTGGCGGAGAAATGCCGCCTGGGGCTGCTCCTGGAGACGGCACAGGTCCTGGTCCTTCTGGCCAGCCTGGAGTCATCACTCCGTTTGAGGCTGAAACCCTCGATCAGATGGCTAATGAACTCGTCACTAAAGCCTACGGCACTAAATTACCTAGCCGTAAGGGTGCAGAAGACGATATGAAGTATCCAGAGGGATAAACCAGTTTAGGCAGACAAAAGTCCCAATTTTTGAAAGCCTTTACGCACTAAATTAATCCGCAGGTCATCGTGATACTAATTCGGACAACGACCTCTTAAACCTAAGGAATAAATATGTCAGAAACCGCAGAAGTTGTTGATTCGCCGGTAGCTCAGGAAGCATTCCTAGCTGACGTGCCTAAGACAACAGAAACACTAGTTACACCCATCCAATCGCAGTCAGGAAAAAGTTATACAGAAGAAGATGTGAAGAAGTTTCGTGAGCAAGAGAAATCGAAACTATACCCACAGATAGATTCCCTTAAAGAGGAAATTAACCTTCTTAAGAAAGACCGCGAAGAACGACTCGCTGAGGCGGAACGCCTACGTGCTGAGCAAGAAGCGGAAGCCCGCAAAAAGGCAGAAGCTGAGATGGATGTCCGGACCCTTCTTGAGCAGAAAGAAAAAGAATGGTCGGAAAAATTAGAAGCTGAACGTGTTGAACGTGAAAAAGCTTTTCTCCTATTAGAGCGTGAACGCCAGTATTCAGAAATTACTGAATACCGTAACCTACGCCTTTCACAGGAGCAAGAAAATATTCTTCCTGAATTGCTTGATTTAATTAGTGGTAATAATCAAGAAGAAATTGAAGCTAGCATTTCAGGTCTCAAGGAAAGATCTGCTCGTATCCTTGATTCAGCGCAAGCCGCTACCCAAAGTTTGCGTAGAGAAATGACGGGGACCAGAGCAACTCTGCCCCCTACCTTGGAAAATAACTCGGATCAACAACAGTTTACAGCGGAACAAATTGCCGCTATGTCGGTTGCTGACTATGCTAAATACCGTTCTCGTCTACTCCCGAATGTTGGACAGAATGGCAAGGGAATCTTCGGGTAATTAAAACAACCAATTCATTAATGACTAAGGAGTAATACCGACATGGCATCAGCCGTAACAGGTACCGGCAATTTAGCCGCAGCACCTACAGCGTATTCTGGCGCTAATAGCCAGCTTACACAAGCAATTCAAACCATCTGGTCGAAGGAAATCCTTTTCCAGGCAATGCCAATTCTACGCTTCGAACAGTTCGCTGTTAAGAAGACAGAACTTGGTGTTGCACCTGGTCTTCGTGTTAACTTCCTTCGTTACAAGAACTTTGCTGTTGACCCAACACCTCTAACTGAAGGTGTTCGTATGACAACAAACGCTCTTACAGCAGAACAGATTGCAATCACAGTTGCAGAACACGGCTACGCAGTAGCAGTTTCTGAACTTCTACTGAATGCATCATTCGATGACGTTATGGCATCTGCTTCACGTCTACTTGGTCGCCACATGGCACAGTACCTAGACGTGCAGGCACGCAACACACTTTCAGCAGCAACTTCTGCTGTATTCGGTTATGACCGCTCTGGTGTACAGGGTGTTAATGACTGGTACAACGAAGGTGAAGTAGCAACAGCATTCTCAGACCTAGATGGTAACTACAAGTTAACAACAGGTGCTGTTAAGGATGCTGCTCTTACCCTTGCTGGTAAGAACAT